GTCTTGGGATCTGATGGATAAATATGTACAAGAGAATGGTGAATACGATATTGTCGTAAGAACCAGGACTGATAATTGGTTCATTGAACCATTGGGTGCACTATCTGATTATGATTCAGAAGGGCTTCATATCACGGATATTCAAAGTCACACAGACTATGCACTGGGGGACACTTTTGCCTGGGGAGACTACAATGCAATGAAAGCTTATTGCAGTATGTTCCCAGATTTTGAAACAATGGTTGAAGAAGGGGCTAGAGTAAATCCCGAATGTCTGTTAGGATGGGCTATTCAAAGAAACAATATCAAAGTTCATAAACACCCAATTTATCCAAAACTCTATAGAGATATTTGATGACTAAACTTGTAATCTTTGATCTTGACGGTGTTCTTATTGATAGTAAAGATTATCACTTTGATGCACTGAATAATGCCCTTGCCAAAGTTGGTGAAGAGTATGTAATCACACGCCAAGAACACGTTAGTATCTACGATGGTCTACCAACTAGACCTAAACTAGAACTTCTGACAAAGAATAAAGGTCTCCCTACTGAATATTACGAACAAATTTGGCGTGATAAACAAGAAGAGACGTTTAAGATCTTTGATGAACACGTCCGTAAAGATTATGAGTTGATGGGTTACTTCCAACAACTTAAAGATGAGGGTTATAATATTGCAGTAGCTTCTAATTCTATTAGGAATACTGTTAAAATCATCTTATTAAGATTAGGAATATTAGAGTTTATTGATTTATACATCAGTAATGAAGATGTATATCGCAATAAACCATTTCCAGAAATGTATTGGAAGTGTATGATAAGATTGGGTGCATTACCCAAAGATACTGTGATTGTTGAAGACAGTCACATTGGTCGTCAAGGTGCAATCGATAGTAAATGTCATTTGGTTGCCGTTGATGATCGTAAAGATTTGAATCAAACTAAAATTGATAAGATCAAATCAATTCTCAATGATACATCTAAGAAAAAAATTGCGTGGAGATCTGAAAAAATGAACGTTCTGGTTCCTATGGCTGGTGCGGGTAGTCGATTTGCCAAGGTCGGTTATACGTTCCCTAAGCCTCTGATTGAAGTCAAGGGTAAACCAATGATTCAAGTGGTTGTCGAAGCCTTGAATGTGGAAGCTCAATACACCTATGTTGTACAGAAAGAACACTACGAAAAATATAATCTTCAATATCTTCTGAATCTGTTGACTCCCAACTGCAACATTGTTCAAGTTGATGGGTTGACTGAGGGTGCAGCCTGCACAACTCTTCTTGCAAAGGAGTTTATTAATAATGATGACCCTTTGATTATGACAAACTCCGATCAACTCATTCTTTGGGATTCTAATGAAACCCTCTATGCATTTAACAATGACAACGTGGACGGCGGTATCGTCACTTTCCCTGCCACCCATCCCAAATGGTCATTTGCAAAACTTGGTGATGATGGGTATGTGTGTGAGGTTGCGGAGAAAAAACCCATCAGTAATCACGCTACTGCTGGTATCTACTATTGGAAACACGGCTCTGACTACGTGAAGTATGCAGAACAAATGATTGCAAAAGACATTCGTGTGAATAACGAATTCTATGTTTGCCCTGTCTACAATGAAGCGATTCAAGACGGTAAGAAAATTCGTATTAAAGAGATTGGAACTGAAGATATGTGGGGTCTTGGTACTCCTGAAGATCTTGATTATTTCCTGGAGAACTACAAAGGAGAAGTGTGATGAAGGTTGCACTCCTCTTTTTTGGTCAACCAAGATATCTGGATGACGAACGCCCATACAATGATTACAAACGATTAATTCTTGATCGATATGAAACGGACGTTTATATTCATACTTGGTTTGACGAATCTGGTGGGAAGTATGATGTATCAACTTGGGCAGAGATGCACGGTGCAAAGAACTGTGTTATTCTGCCCGATGCGATAGAAAGATTAGAGAGACTTTATTCTCCTAAGGTATTGGTTCATGAAAAACCACAAAAGTTTGAATTGCCTCCTGATGCAAAACAATGGGTAGATGAGAGATTTACTGGTCGTCATCCTGAGGGTCATTGGAATCCAGGTAACTACAGTAACATTATGTCTCAGTTGAAAACGATTCAGAGAGTTGCAGAAATTTATGAAGAGAGTGGAGACCAACACGACATCATTGTCCTTGCAAGACTTGATACTTATCTTGAAAACTTCCCTGAGGATCTCTCTACTCTCAATCCCAATAAGTTTTATCTTGCTGGTCATCATCCTCGTTTTCCCGATGTCATTCATGTTTTCGGGCGTAAATACCTTGGCTGGATGAAGAACGCCTTTAATGATGTAAATCATCCCAGGGTCTATGAAAATATTTGGGAACCATCTCCAGAGGCCTTTAAAGGAAATGCATTTCTTCTCAGATATAGTCAGTCAGATTTAGCTCCGCATCCAATGAACGCTCATACAATTCGTAAATGAACGATATTAAACTCTGCATATTTGACGTTGATGGAGTGCTCGTAAACAGTCGAGCACTCCATTATCCTGCAACAGCAGCTGCGTTAGCTGACTATGGTTGTTCTTATAGTCGTGAAGAGGATGAAGCTTTTGGAACCATACCTACTAGACAAAAACTTCATCTACTTGCAGAGTATCAGAGAATTGATTTTGATGATATTGATAATATTTGGGAACTCAAAGATGACTATGCCTGTGCATACTTTGAAGATAGTATCCTTCTGAACAAAAACATCAAACCTTTGTTTGCAGAACTTAAAAAACGAGGGATGTGGGTTGCCTTAGGATCCAATGCGAGGTATAGTTTTCTTGACAAGGTTATTAACGCTTTAGGTATAGATGTTTTAGTCGATCTTACAGTCAGTGCTCAGGGTATGACTCCCAAACCAGATCCTTATATGTACAATAAGGTGATGAATATGTTTGAAGTTCCTAAGGAAATGACACTCATTTTTGAGGACAGTGAGGTTGGAAGACAAGCTGCTTATGATAGTGGTGCCTGGGTCTATGAAGTCGAAGACTATAATCAACTTTCAACTGATATTTTAAATGAAACTCATTGCTCATCGGGCCAATTTAAATGGTCCAAATCCATTGGAAGAAAACAGTCCAGACCAGATCCAACGTTGCATCGAAAGTGGCGTTGATGTGGAGATTGATGTTCGTTATGATCCAAAAACCAATTCACTTTGGTTGGGTCATGACGAACCTCAGTATATGGTTACGTGGTGGTGGCTTGCAGGCCGTGCAGAACACTTGTGGATTCATTGTAAAGATCTGACTACACTACATCAGTTCGTATCAGAAACTGGTGGGTACAATTATTTTTGGCATCAAGAAGATGATTTTACTTTGACAAGTAAAAATTATATCTGGACATATCCAGGTAAACCCTATACCAATCGTAGTGTAATCGTGATGCCAGAATGGAAAGATACTGATTGGGACTCATTGCGAGTTACGAATTGTTATGCTATTTGCACTGACTATGTGGAGAAGTTGCGATGAAACCCAACTTCCGTAAAGTATTAGAAATGGCACTGGAAGAGGGTGTCAGGTATGGTTATTCCCGTGCCCATAAACACTTAGAGAATCCAAGTGAAAATATTATAATTGATAATATTGTGGAACAAGTTATGAACTCTTTGTATGAATGGTTTGACTTTGAGGAGAACAATGAATCTAATTAATTTCAAATATCGTGAAGACTTTGGCCACGAATGGTATGTTCAAATACTTAATGTTAGACGTAAAAGTTTGTTGCAACTTTCTGTAAGTTGGAATGATGAAAAATCTTGGCCTTTTATTCAAATCCAATCAGGTGGTGGAACTATTCTGAGTGTTCTTTTTTGGGCATATAAGTTTGGGTTTGATATTGATGTTCTTTCCTGTACTTGGAGTTGGGATTATATGAAAGAAGTGAATGAGATCTGTGATGATAAATATTGTTCTCGCGAATTCGTAGGTGGGTTTGATGACTGATGTATAGTAAACCAATCAAATCAACTAAAAAAATGAAAACCACTCTGAACTGGTGGGAATACTGGATTGGTCATTGCTGGATGACAGGATGGCAGAGTATGCGAATGACATTTCGCATCTGGGCTGACCTGATGACTTCAAACTATGATAACTATGCTCTCCCCAGAACAGTAGAAGACCCCGAAGAAGAATGTAGAGATTGGTTCTGGGCATCACTGAATGAAGATGATGTTTATGATAAAGAGTTTCTGGAATATCTGCTACAAATGGTGGAGGATATTGAACTCGGTAAAGTAGAAACATATTCTATGGATGAGGTAATGGACAAACTAAAAGACACTTTAGAAACTGGCACAGAAGACGTTGAAGACGCCTCCTGATGCCTTATAATACTCTTATCTGAAACGCTCCTATGACTCTCAAAGAGAAGAAGGCACTCCTCAAACGACTTGAACAAGCAGGCACAACCTGTATGGATTGTGGACAAAAGTATGGCGTCTATTCGGTTGGTTGTTCATCTGTCTGGAATGGTAAATGTGGTGTATGTGGTGAAGAAAAACGGGTGACTGAATCCCGTGATTTTGCTTACTTTATTACTGGTATTCGCAAACTGAAACTGGAGATTCAAAATGAGAAGAGTAACAGTCAGACCAAAAAGCAAGAAGGCTAAGAACCGCCTTGCGAATATGATGGACAACAACCCTATCTGTATTGTGGAGCAGGACAAGGGTGATGGTATGCTGTTTCTCGCATCAGAGAACCAGAAATACTTCTTCTGGGTAAATATCAACGACTTCTGGGAATGTGATTGGGAGGTAATTTGATGAACTACCTATGCTTTGTTGATGGTCTTTTAGAATACGCCAGCACTTCTGAAAGTAGCTTTGCTCACTATCAGTTGGTGTATGCCGAAGAACACAAAAATGCTGATGTTCAGTATCTTACTCTGACTGATGAAGAGTATGATGAAATGTTCCCTTATGAAGAGGAAGAAGAATGAGGTTTCGTAACATAGAGTTCCGTTGGTGCGAAGTCAACAACAAATATGAACTCGTTAGGTGGCATAAATGTGAAGGCAAAGAGTATTGTTATGTGATTGCCTTCTTCAATAAAGGTAAAGAGTATTATGATATGTGGACTATTGGTGATCGGTTCTTTGAGGATAAAGATGCTTGGGTCGTAGGTAAGTA